CGGAGCGCGACGCAGCCCTGGCGCAGGGACAGGCGGACCATCGCGCCATCCACGATGCTCTGGGGTGGGTGCACGGTTGGAACGGTGCGGACCTTCCTTCGCCTTGGCACGGAGTGGTGGCGCTCATCGCCAAGCAGGACGGCTGGAAGACGCGTGCCCAGGAACTGGAGCGGGAGGCGCTTAAACGAACCGGCGAGTTCGACAGGGACTGGACGGCGCTGAGGGGCGAGAACGATACCCTCCGTCTGCAGCTCCAGGCGGTGACGGCCGAGCGGGAGCACTACAAACAGATGGGCCCAAGTGCCAAAGACGCCGGATGGTTGGAGCCGTCTGAAGCAGCCGCGCTCCGCGAGCGAGAGCGGGGGATGGCGGATGAGCTGAACGAATGCCGACGCGAAGAGGGCATCCGCACGGAGGCGTCGAAACGACTTCGAGACGCACACGATGCTCTCCGAGAGCGGGTGCAGGCGCTGGAGGGTGGCGGACTGCTTCGACTCGCGCAAGCCAATCTGCGGCGCGCCGAGTCCCGTCTCGCCGCCATCCTCCGGCGGGCGGGGGATGAGCGACGCATGGCTGAAGCCCTGGCCCCGGAGAAGACGAGCCTCGTGCAGCGCGCGATTGACCGCATCCTCGGCGACGACACCCAGGCGCCCGTGCCGCTGCCGGAGGGGGCGCCGGAGCGCGAGCGCCTCGGACGCATCGTTCGTGAGGTATGGGTAGAGTGGGCGCACGAGCAACCAAACCCGAAGCCGTCGTGGCTCGTTCCGTGGGAGGGGCTCTCCGAGCCCGACCGCGAGGTGGACCGCCGCATCGGAGAACGTCTCGCAGCGGAAGGTGCGGCGCGGCACCACGTGGCCGCCAAGCCCACCACGGCTGATGCGTTCGCCAACGTTCTCAATGGGCTCCACGTCGCCACCGGAGCCAGTAAGTACCCGAGTAGCAGGAGAACCGTGGAGGCGGCCGAATCCTCGCTCGCCGAGTTGGAGCGCCGCATGGGGGCGATGGGGCGGGCCGCACAGCTGGCGGTGTCGGCGTTGGATGCGCTGCTGGGGGATTCTGACCTTCCGAGCGATGATCGTCCGGGCGTTCTCGCGATGCAGGCGCTCCGCGCCGCCCTCACTGACGCCCCGGATGTGTACACGCGGGAGGAGATGCACGACGCGGTATTTGACGCGGCAGCAAATGTGGTGGGCCATCCTGCGGCGACTACAGTCACCAACGCAGCGATGGCTAAACTCGTCACCCTGCGGAGGAGGCTATGAGCCTCGAAGACCGCTTCTCCCTGGTTCTCTTCGCCGTCGTGTTCATCGCGCTCTCGGCGGCGGGGTTCGCCATTGGCGGCTCCCATCCAATCCTGAACACCGTCGCCTTCTTCATCGGAGCGGGCGCGTGGTTCCTCGCCTGGAACTCCTCGCCATTATAGGTACGTGAACAACACCACGGTGTGCGACGGAGCTGCACGGCGGATAATTGCTTCCAGCTCCGTCGTGCTCAGCGCCGTGCCGGCCGGGGGTGATACCGTCACCTCCCAGACGTGCGCCCACTCCACGCTTCGCACCCTGTCCCCAGCGCGAGCGCGCCCGGCTCGGGCCACCGTCAGCCCATACGTGTCGTCGATCGTCACCACGTAGCCGCAGACGTCCGCCAGGGCGATGTAGAACGCCGCCGACTGTCCGCCCAGGGTCAGCAGCTTCTGCGTCACCGCGAGGCGCCGCTCTGCGTCCGTGGCCGGAATCGTGAGAATCGCTTCGTCGGGGAGCCCGAGCATCCGCTCCCAGGCGTCGAGCGTCTCCGTCGCGGTACGTGGATCGCTCTCCTCTACCAAGTCGCTGCCACGAGCGTCCACGCGGGCGAGCTCCTCCGCTAGGGCGAGCATCGTCCGGGACACCACGCTGCCGGACTCCAGGAGCCAGGCGGCACCCTGGGGCAGCAACTGCTTGAGTTGCCGGGCGTAAGCGTTCACGTCCACGTAATCACCCCCAGGGTCGCCAGCTCGCCGGCAGCATGCGTCACATCAGCGGCGGGGCTCGTCAGCGTGTAGTCGGTGAGCTCGGCGGCGATGCCGATCGCCGTTCGAATCTCCGAGAGCAGCACCGTCCCGCCGGGCGACGCATCGAGAAGCATATCTTCCAGCTCCGCCTCCACCGCATCGCGTACCGCCGTCGTGTCCGGCGTCACCGAGAGCGTGAAGTTCAACGGCACCGCCACCGGAGCGAACACCGAGACGGCCGCCGTCACTGGCCGCACGGTGTCGATGTAGTCCTGAACCTCCGCCACCTCGCCGGCGTCGGGGATGATGCTGGCGTCTTCGTCGCGCACGAAGCGAACCACCACCGTTCCAGCCCCGAGTTCGGAGGGGCTCACCCACACGCGCGTGACGCCAGCAATCGTCTTCGCCCAAGCGATGTAGTCAGCTTCCGCTCCACCATGCGGCGGATTCTGGAGCCGCTCGAGGAACCGGGTGCGGAGCGCTTCGGTGCTCTCTTCGTCGGTGCCGTCCTGCAGAACAGTCGCCACGAACGCTGTCGCGTCGACTCCTGACACAGGAGATTGAAACGTCAGCGCCGTGCCCGCCGCCAGCGAGTATGCGGCGCCGGCGAGGGCAGAGACAACGAATCCAGAACCACTACTAAAAGAAATAGTTACTTCTTCGAGGACGTAGTATTCTGCGCCGTCTGAACGGAGCAAGACCGAATCAGCGGGAATCAGCTCGCCGTCCGCGCCGGTGAACTCGACTGTGGTCTCAGCGAACGTCGCCGGTATCGGGGTGATTCCGTAGAGCCCGGCCTGGCGGAGCAGGTACTCGCGATCCGAAGTGTCTGCGAAGAGCTGCTTTGACAGGTAGTCCAGGTGGCCATGGAGCATGTGCGTCGCTCCGGCCATGACCCGGGACAGCACCGCCACCACGCTCCGGCGAAGCACGGCGCCAACGAGCGCGAGACGGGAAATGAAATCCTGCTCAATCCGGGTGACGAGTTCCGAGAGCGTGGGACGCGCGAATGCCATGGGGAAGACGTAGCACGAACACCACGAATGGTGTAGGTTGAGCGCTGCCGTTAGGTCGAGGTCATGGCTGAGGCGTAGCGAGGGCTCCGGCGACGGGGCCCTTCGTCTTTCTACGCTGCCCGCTTCGCTTCCTGCGCCGCCCAGTTGAAGTCGTAGCGGTACGTCGTCACGTCCGTGCGCGGACGGTAAATCGTCACCGTCAACCCGAGCACTCCCGTTCGCACTACTTCCGCCGTGACGTCCACGCGCGCGGCAACACGGTCCTCCACCAGCCACGCCAAGGCCTCGCGAGCATACTCCTCAGCGCGGCGGATCGTCTCTTGCGTCTGCTTCGAACGCGCCAGGAGCCAGAGGCGCGAACCGTGCTTGTCGCCTTCGACTACGGCCACGGCATCACCCCACCAGCCACGCCGGTCCGTATCGCCGTCGGGAAGGACGTCGTTGTCATCCGCACGCCGGTCGGTGAACAGGGACAGGAACACCGACGTCTCCAGCCCGTCGTCGGTGGCGAGGTCGTTCTGTACGACAGCGAAGTCAGCGGCGCCGAGCTCCGAGTTCCAGAAGAGGCCGATGTCGCTCATCGCTCCCCCACGGATCGAACCAGGGGGCCGTCCCACCGACGCGAAATACCGGACCACTGGCCGTCTGCGCGCTGAGGCTTCACCACAACGACTACAGCTGCGCCGTCGGAGCCGCGACAGACAGACACGACCTTGGCGAAAACATTCGTTTTTGTGTTCACCACTATGGTCCCGATCCTCATGATAGTTTCACCTTCGTGGAAAGCGCCGCCTGGGCGGACGTGTTGAAAACTGTGACCGCGGTCGTGACGGCTGTCGCCGCCGCCGTCGCCTGCGCCCCGGTGAGCGGACTCGCTGGTCCTCCTGCAGCCATCCCTGTAAACGCCGCTGCTATCGCAGAGCCCAACGTGGCGACGGCGCTGTTCAACGCCGCACCCTTCGCCACCGCGTCCGTCTCCCCCGCCAGCTTCACCTCCGCGCCGGTGCCTGGCGTCACCTCCACGGAGCCGTCGGCTTTCAGCACCACCGCCGCACCCGTCTCGCTGTACACCGCGACCTCCCCGGGTTGCAACCCGCTGAGCCGGTGGCGCCTGTCGTCCACCGCGAGCGCCAGGCCATGGTCCCTCCGGCCGCCGACGAACACCACCACCGCCTCGGCCCCTTCGAGCGGAACGCTGGTGAAGCCGTAGTTCTGGAAGCGCTCCACGCCGTCCCGCGTTTCCTCCGCGAGCACGTTCACCTGAACCGTCTGGAGCTTCGCAGAATCATCCACGCGCGCGAGTACGGCGCGAGACACGAGGTTCGCCAGTCTCGTACGCAGCGGGGTGAGCATCTTCTCCACGGCACGAATCATGAGCTCCTCTGGGGAATAACCGGCTCCGGTTTGAACGCGTTCGGCGGACGAAGCACGAGCTCCGTCGTGGTGCCGCCGGAGTCATCCAGGCTGTACGTGGCGCTCGTGATCAGTAGCTCTTCGTCCAGCCCAAGCCGGACGCTATTCACTCGCGCCAGGGCGTTCACCGGCCAGAGCGCACCGTTGCCCTGCGTCCACCCTTGGACGGTCACCGTCACCGTGAGGCTCCGGGCCGCGCGCACCGTCGTCTCCCACTCTGCCCGCTTCTTCGCGAGCGCCGTTGTCACATTTCCCTCCGGCCGGACCAGCAGCACCCGAGCCGCTCGCCTCACGTTCGCGTCTTCTGCGGACGCCTGCGGCGCCGCCGCCTGTTCCCCGGACAACGCGTCCGTCCCACTACTCTGCCCGCGGACCACCACGCGCCGAAACTTCCCGCTGGCGTCCCGCTCGACCGAGCCGGACTTCAGGTTCTCGCCCTCCACCAGCGCCGTATGGGTTCGTGCCGTTCCGGGTCGCATGAGCGCAAGCCCTCCTCGCCCGTCCGAGACGGGGAGCAACGCAGCTGCGCGGCACGCCCGCTCAATCACCTCGAACGCGCTGTCCCCGGGATCCACTGAGAGCTTTGCCGGAACCGTTGGAGTCAGCCCGGACTGCATCGTCACTTCGACCCCGAACGGCGCAGCCACCCTCCGAGCCAGCGTGAGCACCGGGGTGTTGGTGAACTCCCATGTGCTCAGCACCGCGCTGCAATCGACAAGGTCGCCAGTCCTGTCCCGGCCGGAAACGCTCAATGAGTGGGTAGACGCGTCAAAGGACACGGTGCGCCGGTCTACGAATCCGGTGATGACCACCTCTCCGCCGACCTTGATGGTGCACTCATCGCCTTCAGCAATCGGCCACGCCGTGGCTGTTTCCGCCCACCGATCCGAAACGGAAAGCGTGAAGCTCCCAGACACGGACTCAATCCCGCGGGTGACACGAGCGGATTTCCACCCTGCGTACTCCATGCCGTTCACCTGGAGGCTCACGTCAGGCACGGGTCAGCACCTCCAGCTCCACGCCGCCCGGCACGAAGCCTGGGCGGGCGAGGTTGTTCCGCGCCACCATGTCAGCCTCGAGCTCCAGGTTCCCATAGAGCCGGTTGGCCAGCACCAGGGACGGCGCCCCTGTCGGTGGGGTGTAGGGCACGAGATGGCGGAGCGTGCTGTTCGGGTCTGGCACCGCCTTCACGAGGTCCGCCCGAAGCTGCATGAACGCCGGGTACAGCTCGTCCCCCGCGAGTTCGGCCTGCTCGTCAAGCGGCTCAGTGAGAGCTTCGCGAGCGGACACCGCCGCCTCGTAGCTGTCGAACGTCTCATCCAGGACGAGCTCGACGGCGCGGACCAGGGCGAGGCGCTGCACGAGGCGCTGGAGCGTGTCGAAATTCGCCTGCTCCTGGAGGCGGTTCGACGTGGTGCCCGCGGGACGCTCCCCGGGGTTGAAGTCGTAGACGGCAAGCACCCCCGTGGGAGCGTCAGCGAAAAGTTCCATCAACGCGGACAGCACGTCCGGCCCGGACTCGACAAGCACCGCCGCGTTCCCGGCGAACGCCAGCACCTTGCGGCGCATGGTGGCCAGCGCCTGAACGTCAAGCCCAGCTCCCTTCGCCGCCTCCCCCACCGCTCCGGCCGCGGCGGCCACAGCCGCGGCCACGCTCTCCATGCGCGCCCCGGGGGCATATGCGGCCAGGAACTCGG